AAGGAGGCTTTTATGAAGGCAAAGATAGTGGAGCAAAAGGCGAAACAAAATGCTCTTGCACGAGGAAAGGCGTATCTCCAAGAAGTGAAAGATGCACAAAAAAAAGAAAAGGAAATTGCATTGGCCACGATAAAAGGCGAGAAGGGACTCATGAAGGCGCAACATGTCCAAATGAAACATCACGAAAAAGCCCACATCCAGCGTAGGAAACTACAATATGCAAAAGAGCGAGAACAAAAACAACGCGAAGCCCAGATTAAGAAAAAACAGCAGGAAGAAGAGGCTAAACGGGTGAGGGAAGCGCAGAATCAAATCAAAATCGCACAGATGCAAAATATGCAACGCCAAAAGAATATGGAGGCAGAGCAAGAACGCCAGAAAAAAGAGGAAGAGCATCTTCAGAGACAAGAAGAAGAACGCCAGAGAAAAGAAGAGAACATTGCCCGCCAGGCAGCAGAATCCGAACTTCAGAGACAAGAGCAAGAGGCAAAAAATCAATTAAAACTAGCGCAACACCTGGGTCGCCCCAATGCACTAATGAATAATATGATTACGCCGTCAATGAAGTAAACGGATATAGAGATATATCACTATTTCTTTGTAATCGATTCGCGAAGCTTATTCATAAACTCGCGAATCTGTTGTATATTTTCTTGCTGAGAACTACCTGGCTCCGTTGAAAGAGTAAGAACAGGGAGTTCTGTGTTTTCCACCCATTGTTTGTGCTGTGCATCGAGAGCATCTAGGTATTCCAATGAAATTCGTTCCTCTCCTTGACGATTGCGAATATGGATGCGCTCTTTGGATGTCGTGGAACCGGTGGAAAGATAGATGATGCCTGTGACAGGGTGCTGAGTATGGAAGAGGGTAAACCAGCGATTATAGAGCTCCCACTCCATCGGGTCTAGAAATCCCGTATCACGGAGCATTTGGGCAAAGACGTATTTATCCGTAAGAACAGAACGTTCTGTCAGAATGATTTGAGGGCCACTCGTCGTGGCATTCACGCGACTCACTGCCTCTTGGATGTTTTGCAAACGAGTTAGAATGGCACAGTTTTGGAAGGTATAGGCCCAGCGCTTCTTATCCTCGTAGAAGAGTTCTAATAGATTCTTTCCATTTGCATCTTGGAGTGCCGTCCACTGTCCGACCGGTTCATCGACCACATGGATTTCAGGGATTTCAGCACGAATCTGCGCCAGCAACGTGGACTTGCCTGCACCAATGTTACCGTCGAGCGAAAGAATGATATGGGACATGAGCTACCTTCCGACTGGAAATCGGATGGCAATCAAATTTTTAACATCGGAATGGAATAGTATGGCCGTCTACTTGAGCAATCTGAGTGAAGCATACGGTCCTCTATTGACCGAGCATTGGGAAAAAAAAGAAGCCCCACAGCATTATAATCAGTTGACATCTCAACTGGTCCATCCCATTGGGCAACGTCATATATTGGGTCTAGTGGGAGGAAATGAAGTGAGTGTCATCAAGGGAAATCTCGTTGACCTGGAATCGGACCTGAAAGGAATTCATTTGCCGCATACATTTTGCCCTTCACGACAATATCAACCGCCAAAGCGCAATCAAAAGGAGATTGTTCGAGACAATGTTAAAAATACAGTAACGATTGATGTTCAGCCTACACACTTACCGGTCTATCAAATGATGGCCTATCCCGCCGTGATTGCTCCTCTTCCGATGGCCAATGAAGTATGCCGAAAGCCTGAGAAATATTAATCATATAGGGTAAGGAGAATGGCCGCACCACAGCAGGCATTTACACGTCTACGACATGATCCATTTCATCAAGTCGATGATATGCGTATTACATCTTATGCCTCACGATACTATTTGAATCCTCCTGCTGCGAACTGTCCGACGACCTTTCCTGTTCATGCGACGACACGCATCCAAAAAAGCGGTGCATCATGGGTCGATGGGGAGTGGAAGACGGATGTCGAATCGGACCTGAAAGGAATCAACCGTCTGGGTACAAACATTCGATGCGACGCGGCACATTATGATCCCGACACGAATCCAACCAACCGCATCCAACTGAAACATGCACAAGATGAAAGCATTCCGCTCACTTTTGCACGCTTAGTAGACCCTCCTTGCACACTTCGTACAACAGGGTGGAATCGATGGGATACACTCTTCCATAATCCTCAAGAGACATTTGAGACGCCATTCGACTTTTTCATTCCCAGCCGCGGATTGGACAAGGAGAAGTTTAATACACACCGACAGAAAGCGTGCTTTCAACCGATGCATCAACCGTCCATTGCTGAACTAGGCCATGAACAGCATATGCGTTAATATCTACTATGTTTCTGTTGATTCATATAGCATACTATCATACTAGAATGTTATATGTGTGCTATACATTCGTAGAATGCATCCGATGCGTATTGTCATGTTTTGAATGCTGTTCTCAAAGGCAAGAACCTGTATTGCAGCAACAATACGATGCGATGAACGAAATTGAAATTATACCTTATCCGTTGAATTCTGTGCGGCAGATGGAATAAGACCCTCCTTCTTCATACTGGAAATCAGTCGGGTCAGACCAATGCCTCCACCACTGCGTGGCATAAATGTGTTATTAAGAAAATCGTTCATTTCTGCCATCACACGCTCCTTGCCAAACTGATTAAAAAGGGTTTTCGCATACATTCCATTGGAAATATGCGTGAATCGCTCGAGCATATCGTTTTTATCCGTGCTTCGTTCCGCGCTACCAATGGTTTCCATACCGCTTAGAATGACATCGATTTTGTTGGCCGTTTTAGCCGCCTGATTACGCTGCATATTCCAAAATGGACTCGTGTACTCTGGAAAGTTCTTCAAGAAAAAGACGGCACCGTGCTCTGATTCAAGACGTTGTTCCTCTGCATGAGAAATCTCGAGAACCTTATATGATTCAGCAACATCGATGTAGTTTCCGCTCGGAAATGCGGATGGAGTACCATATCCAAGATATTCCAAAAGCTCTCTCTCCATCTTTTCCAGTTCATCCATGCCACCCTTGAGCTCGAACTCAAACATAGGAAAAATCAAATCATGACGACCCGGAATCGGATTGGGCTCCTGGCGGTAGCTCGTTGATACACAAAAATAGCCTGGATACTCGGGGCGCTTCAGTAGCTCATATTCGAGCCACATCTGACCAGTTTGAGGGAGAGGATACGGCTGGCCCACATACTGGAAAGTCGTAATGGTACTGGGGTCCTCGCAAGACGCCAAAATCGACAGACGATTCTGTGTATGACACTCTAGAAATCCACGTTCAAGGAAAAAACTACGTAGCTTCTGTACTACATAATGAAAGGATGGTGTATCAATTACGAGAGACGCTTCTGTTGACGACATGGGTCTATGTAGTTAATTATTGGATTCTTTAGATTTGCTATTTTAGGAACTCTGGAAAAGTCGGTCGGCTTTTATCAAAAAATTAAAGGTAGAAACTGGTAGTATGGAAGTCGCTGCCCTAGCTGGTCTTCTGGGTCTGGGCTTTGTCGTCTCCAAGACAGGCCAAAATAAGCCGAATACCAATCAACCCGTTCCTGTATCACGCGTACCTGCTTCGCACACTCTTCCTCCTGCCGATCATACTTCTCCGCTTTTTCGTCGTTCTACCAATGAGTCATTCGTTCCTTCGGCACGTGGCCCCAATTCAGAGCCCATGACAAATGCACCAAAAGGCTCCTCTGCCACCGGATTTGGACCAGAACTAGATTTGATGTACAAAATGCCAAACGGACAGACCTATCCATCCGAACCAAGCAATGGGCCATACGGCACTGCATTCGGATATGCCACACAGAAGCCACCCTATGCACCTGGATTCACCCCGGGTAGCGAAGCACCCCTCTCACCTATTGATTCCAATGTACCGATGATGGAATTTCGCTCAGATGGCGTGGAAGCAACACCCAATTATATGGATAGCGATTATGTCATTAGCCCGCTGTCTGGTCAACGAATTCGCTCGAATGAGTTCAAGCACAACAATATGCAGCCCTACTTTGGAGGCCGCATCAAGCAAAACATTGCACCGCAGAGCAATACGAGCGTGTTAGATATGTATAATGGTTCAGGGTCGACTCAAATCAAAAAACGAGAAGTCGAGAATATGTTTGAAACCTCCCGTGCACCCTATGGCAATCCTCATGGCATGGAAGATAATACTGATTTCTTTCAATCGCGTATTTCCTCTCAGGCACCCGTGGTGCGCAACGGAGAGCGTCCATTCGAACCTACCAAAGTGGGCGCTGGATTGGGAGAGAAATTCGGAATCACGGGAAAAGGTGGTTTTCAACAGCTTGAAATCAATGAAATTATGCGTCCAAAGGATACCAACGAACTGCGTGTTCTATCGAACCCTAAAGATACATATAATGCCCCTGTGGTGCCAGGTCAACACTTTGTGGGAAGCAACGTCGAATCCAAGGATATTGGAGAAGTGCGAAAGTACAAACCAGATACCTTCTATATCGACGATAGCGGCTCTCGGTATTTTGTCACAACGGGTGATGTTATCAAAGACACGGTTCGTTCAACACAAATTATGCCGCATACGGTTCGCCCTGAGACTTCTGTAGAATACGAGGGTCATGCCTCGTCGCAGGATTATAGCGAGAGCTACGTAACGGGTTCCTATCGTACACCGATGGCCCAACAATATGGCGGGGCTGGGTATCGTAATGCGGATATGACAGGATATTATACGAGCAATACGGATGGAGACAAGGCTGATTACGGAAAGTCGTCCATCGAGATTCGTCCGAATGAGCGTAATGAAACATCGGAGCGCGTGATGGCTCTGAATGCAGTCCCTGCGGATAATGGATTGGTTATGGCGCATTTTACGGATGATGCACGCCCGACACGTCGCAGTGAAACGATTGGAAATATTCGTATGACCGGTACACCGATTACATTTGCAGAGCGAGCGGCAGCCATTACAGTATGGGACCCATCTGATATTGCCCGCACAACCGTTAAGGAATCCACAATCTATCTGGATCGCCCAGGCATCATGGCGGCTGCATCGGCTCCCAATCGTCTTAAGGTGTATGACCCTGATGATATTGCGAAACCGACACAGAAGGCACAGCTTTCAGCAGGATTGGCGTGGACGGGTCCGGGTGGTAATGGCGCATGGTCAGACGCAATGGACTCATCGTATGCATACAATATGCGAACGAACCCGAACAAGGAGCAGATTGCACGTGGACGTAAACCCATTGCTGGCTCGGGCTCTTCGGCGACATTCAACGGCGACCCTGGTCGGCAGCTTTCAAAGAAACTAGATGCGGATATCACGAATGACCGTGCGCTCGCCGTTAATCGCTCTATGGATATTACGCCTGGTGTAGCGGATATTGGTCGCGTGGAATACCGTGTTCCATTGAATTTGGACGTCAGCCGTGAACGAAATACATATTCTACGATTGATGCCCTAGAGAAAAATCCTCTGATGCAGAGTTTGAGCCAGAATGCGGCAAAGGATGAAGCAGCTATTCGCGAATACCGTCAATATCTTTCATCCCATTAGAATGTATCAACCTGAACGATACTATAGAGGATTATCGAAAACAAAAAAAGCGAAACGACGGGCAGAAATCAGGCGTTTTGGAGCACTATCATGGCGTTCACCAAAGGCCTATCGCGGATTTGAAACCGACCGCGGAATAAAAACGAAAAAATCAACCTATTCCTCTCAATGGGAATCTGAATTTCCAGGAGTTCGCTCACTAGAAGACCGTGCAAAAGCTACAGGTGTTCCTCTGCGATTCATTACAGAATCCTACAATCGAGGGATGGCAGCATGGAGAACCGGTCATCGACCCGGTGCAACAGAACAACAGTGGGGATACGCACGTGTATCAAGTATGCTTCTTTGTGGAAAAACTTATCAAACAACCGATTCGGATATTGTGCGACGTGCTATCGCCTCTAGTAAGAGCGCAAAGAAATGGTATACGCGTTGCAAACGGACATAAAGCTTATATTGGATGATTACGAAGAATGGCGGACTCTTTTAGTGCGGACGATTGGAAATCGCATATTGACAAGGCATTTACCTATGCAGAAAAGGGGTTTTCTAAAATTACACAGGGTATTCTTGATATGGAAGGTATGACTGGTATCAAGACACGCCATTTTTACAATAATATGCTAAATCGTGAGGGATGTCGTTACCTTGAAATCGGAACATGGAAGGGGTCCTCTGTATGTTCTGCCATGTGTGGAAATAAAGCAAAAGTACTATGCATTGATAATTGGAGTGAATTTGGGGGACCCAAACAGGACTTTCTATCGAACTTTGAAGAATATAAGGGTCAAAATGACGCAACATTCATCGAATCGGATTGTTACAAGGTAGATGCGGACCGATTGCCGAAATTCAATATTTATTTGTATGACGGCGAACACTCATGGGATAATCACTATAATGCACTGAATCATTATTATCGATGCATGGATGACCGCTTTGTATTTATCGTGGATGATTGGAACTGGGCGCATGTGCGCGATGCAACATTTCAGTCTCTTCATGTACTTGGTGTTACGATTGAATATACTCGCGAGATTCGAACGACGAATAATGATTTGGAGCCGCTGAAAGGTAGTCCCGAGGAGAGAGCATGGCATAATGGCATCTTTGTTGCTCTGTTGCGCAAATGAAGATAGTCTAAAGAGATATGACTTTTGTTTCATAATAACCCAATATGACAGAGCATGTACAGTGGACAGACTTGTCTACCAGTGAAAAGACAGACATCGACCAAACGCTAGATACGGTGACAGAAACGGATATTAAAACGCCTAATCTATGGAATCGTGTAACAAAATGGGCCACTTCTTATCAACAATTTCTATTGGGTGCGGCAGTGGGAAGCATTGCAGTGTGGTGTATTCGTCCTCGAAAGTAATCACGGTTGATTTCAAGTATTATTATGTATTTTCCATAATGGATGGTACATAATAATTATTTTAATGAATATAAATAGTGATGGCATCGACCATTCGAAGCCATCGATTTCCGAATGGATTTCGTCTAGTGTATCAGAAGTCAGAACAATCTATTCCGCTAACCAGTATTCGTGTATTTTGCGATGTGGGGTCGGCATATGAACAAGATGGAATACGAGGGGCATCGCATTTTGTCGAGCATATGTGCTTTAAGGGCACTGAACAAATTCATAAAACAAGGGATTTGCTAGTACAATACAATCAAATGGGTGCGCGTTTTAATGCATATACAGATAAACGAGTTACCTTTTATTCGATTGACTGCGAGGATACCTTTGTAGAGCCGTCTACCCATATTGTAGCAGATATGTTATTACATTCTACTTTTCCACGAAAAGAATTTATCAAGGAGCAACACGTTGTAATTGAAGAAAATATACGTGGAGAAGACAATCATAGTAGTGTGTTACAAGATAAAATGGAAGCTATATTTTTTAAAGGAAGCTCCTATGCATATGAAATAGATAATATCCGCTATCATCCTACTCCTACGTACTTGAAAGAGAAAGATATGTTCCAATGGTACAAGTGGTTTTATCAACCATCTAATATGATATGGAGCATTGTTACTAATCTTCCATTTTCTACGATTGTCGCTATCCTAAAACGTTCTGAGATGGCGAAAAAAGAACAAGAGCATGAGCCGCCACGATTGGCATTGTCCACACCCATACTAACTCTGCATCCGATTTCTCCCACGGATTCGATTTGTATCGAGTGTATCCCTAAAAAGGGATTGTCGACTACGATTCTACAAGTTGGATTTCGAACATGTTCACGTGATTCACCTGATAGGCATAAACTAAATCTCTTACATATGGTCCTTAATGGATTCAGTGGAATCTTATTTACTGCATTTCGAACTCAACAGGGATTAACGTATCGAACAAGTTGCGAGACATCCTATTATGAACATACAGGATATATCAGTATTTTTATCCAAACCGACCCTCAAAAGATGTTTCGCAATGGTTCTCATGATGGTGTATTGCCGACATTAATTCGAATCCTAATAGATTTGAAGCAAAAAGGAGTTGACCAGGATGAAGTTAATATTGCGAAATCAAAGCTAAAAGGCTCTATGCTTCGAGACAGAGAATCCATTCATAATATTGCAACATATAATGGTTATGAGAGCATTTACAACAAAGAGGATACGATTATCCCCTATCAAGAACAATATTCAGCCTATTATCAACGTATTACCAAAAAGCAAATTGATGCAGTGATACAGAAATATTTTTGCCGAGAAAATATGGTGGTTGGTATCATGCAAGAGAAGGAATTCCAGAAAAAGAAAATTCATGACATTTGTTATCAATTTCATTGAGTCTAAACGAGATTACCCCAATGAAAGATAAAGAATGGATACAACACCTATGATTCTAACAGGTCCTCCTGGATGCGGTAAGAGTTACTGGATTCAGAAGTATGCAGAAGAAATACAAAAACAACTATTTGTGTGCCCGTGCAGAAAAGACAGAACGCTGCGTGATGGGCGTCAAAAATTACATATTTGGGCGAGGCGCACGGAGCCGGCCATTTTGTGGCTAGAAGGAGCGGACGATTTAACGCCTGAGGCACAGGCATTTTTGCGTCGTATTTTGGAAACACATGCATCGGATGTCCTATTTATTCTAGAATGCCGTGATGCAGGGCGACTCCAAGAACCCATTCGCTCGCGATGCCGAATCAAGAAAATGGTTCTGCCAAAACGAGTTCAACTTGAATCCTACCTCAAGAGCACCTTTCATGGAGTTCGCTCAAGAGAAATTTTGGATTATTTAGAAGTGGACGAATATTCGTATCGTCGAGTGAAACAGTGTGCCTATCTACAGCAACATGTTCCAGAAGAATGGACCATAGTACAAATGCATCGACTAAAGCAGAAGAAAGAGCAATCACAATTATCGTCTAGTAAGATACTGCATTACATTCAAGAGGCATATCATCCTGAAGAGTTTCTTCATGCAATGGTATTCAATGAAACAGTTCTAAAAGACTACGGTGATTGTATGGAATGTGATGGTTCCGTATGGGCATTACTAGCCTATACGCTAGAACGTCGTGCGTTCGATAATGACTTGACAACACCACATAAGAAAGAAGAATGAGTCGTGATTCTGTGCTATCGGTCTACTCCGATGCACGGGCAGAATATACAAAACAACTGTCCGTGTTTCTTGTACCGGCTTACTTCCAATTTTACATTGAACTATTGGAAAAATCAAAGCAGGCCATGATACAAGAGCCGAAACGAGTGTTATGGCAATTTCAGAATTATTTGAATGAGATTCACGACTGGAATATGGAGAAAGTAAATCAAGAGATTCGTTCCATTCAGCATAATTCTGGATGTGATTACTTGGAAGATTTGCTCACTGCGGTATTCATCGCGCACACGAAGGTTCTTACTGCGATTCGCTTATCATCTAATAACAAAAAGGTGGAGATTAATATTCCCAAAGTGGAACATTTTCTATTTAAGGCACTATGCGAGACCTCGAAATTGCTATGGAGCTCTACCTATTTGTTTCGGGATGGTATCCCTGGTATGGAAAAGCAGCAGAATTATCGAAATATCGAAGGAATTCTTCACGAGGGAATTCTACAAGCGGTTCGAGGAATGGTACCCGTTAAATCTATTTTGAGGGATTTTGTCAATCATGATTCGGCGCAGGATGAAACCAAAGAACAGGAAGAAGCCAAAGACGACAGTGATGAAGAAACGGAACCTGAACCGAAGTCTGAACCAAAGCCTGAATCGAAACCCGAGCACACCGATACTCCTCCGATAGTGACACTTGATACTCCTGCTTTGACACCCGTCTCTTCCACAACAGAATCATCTAACCAATCTCCGGCGGAACCACAGACGATTCATCTCGATGAAAAGCCAGCCGTTCGGTTCGGTCTGTTTAACGCCCTATTTGATTCAGACCACCCATCGGATTCGGATATGGTCTATGAACCGAAAGATACCGATGACGGAAAGGATGATGCTCCATCTGAATCTGGCCCTGTTCTTGAAATTATGGAGGAAGAAGGAACTCCACTAGAAAATGAACCTGATATGGAATCGTTAGATGGAATTCAGACTCTTTCGGAAGATATCGGTTCAGAAGACTACGAGGTTCTTTCATAATTCAGTGCGGACAACGAGTGCGTGTTTTTCTCACACGAATGGAAAATGATGCCGACCTGGTTCCCCTGGATGCTTGTGGGCGGTCTCGTCTTTATCATGCTCAGCTTCGTCGGAGCAAAATATAAGGATAAAGAATATAAAAATATTCAATTTGCACAGGATTTTATTAGTGGGTCCATTTTAATTGCTCTTACGGGTATATTGGTTCCGGATTTATTTCCACAATTTGAACTACCGGCTTCTCTTAGTACATTAGGCACTGTAGCGAGCGATGATATTGATATACAAGTTGGACCACCACGCCTGGCAGGTAAATAAATTATAGTATGGAGGTAGACATGTCGACAACCATCTATGATGCATCGTTGATTACGCAGCGTCGGATGAACAAAGCACAATCCGGTGATTTCTTGAATCGTATTCAACATTCATCCCGTCCTCAAACTGGCTATTCACCTGCACTTGGAATCTATGACCAATCGATTATTACGACCGTAAAAAATGGCCAAATGAAGTACTATCGCAAACAGGGTGGTGGTTGCACAACGGTGAACAATGGCTGCCCGTGTACCCCCATTGAATCGCAAAACGATTCAGGATGCTGCGGTACCAATTGAAATCATTTGTGTATGATTATCATACCATAATGATATTATACACCCAATGAATACACGGTTTCATTGGGAGGAACCCTATTGGCCCAAATAAAAGATTGAAATACAGGTCGGTGTAGCTGTTCTTTTGGAACGGCACGATGGACATCCTGAGCAATACGAATATAGAGATCAAATCCTTCATATTTCTCCTCTCCATCCTCTGTTTCATAGATGGTTTCCCCTTTATCATTGATGGTCCAACTCCATAGAAGATTATAGAGTGGAGATTTTGTTTCATATACTTTCCACGAGCCTTCTTCACTCATGATGGATACACCTTTTCCTTTCTTTTTTGGCGGAGGCTCGTTGAATAGACCGTCAATGAGACTGACGGCCAAACGCGATAAATCAAAGGATGGATTGGGGATGACTTTTGGTTTCGTATGGTCAAAAAATGGCCCGAAATTGTATTGGTCGCCTGCATCCTGGTTTGGCCAATGGTCATCGGATACCCAAAGATGGCGGCCGAGACGGAAAATCGCACGACCGAAATCGATAATCGTGAAAATCTTTCCAAAGGTGGGAACTTTCCACACGGTTCCATCCCTCTTTCGATAATACAAGAATGGCTTATCCGTTTTCCTCCAAAGAATATTATTGGAATGAAGGTCATTATGTGTAAAACAAATGGCACTTTGGAGAAAGGTAAGAGCAGCAACAATTTGAAACATCCAAGCAACCCATCGTTCTTCCCATCCCTGCGACTCTCTCTCAAAACCATCAATTCTATCTTCATCAAGAAGCCTATCCATCACACCCTCTTGAGCCTCCTGAGCAATCATAATAATGGGCATATTAGGAATTTCAAGTAGGATTTCACATGGCTCTGATTCGGATTCCTCTGATGAATCATCAAATAAACCATCCGAAGCATCGGACGGTTCACTTTTATCCGACGCATCGCTTTTATCGGAATCATTCCGTTTATATGAGGTCCGCTTTGTAATCTTTTTATTGATTTCAAACATATCTGATGCATTTTCGGCATTTTCTTCCAATGTATCAAACGTAACAGATTCAACAGATTCTGCATCACTGTGGTCCTCTGGAATCGTAATTTCAGCAAGAGGCTCGAGTTCTACATCTGATTCTTCATCATCAAATGGACATGTAGTAATCTCTTTATAAAATGCATCCCACTCCTCTGATTTATCATCGTGCGGGGACAGAACCGTCAATCGTGCACTATGCGATTCCATACCCTTCCAAAACCATCTGCATTGACGATACGTATCATACTCCAGTGAGATATTGTACTGATATTGATTGCTGATTCCTGTGAAGGCTCCATAAGAAAGGATGCAGTGCGGTGTCATATCCAATTCGCGAAATCGACTTAGTACAAAGTTGGCAACTGCATCCACATAGGCCTGATTATTATGGCTATGCAGCTTGAGAAGTGTGCTTTTCCATGTCTTTTCGCTTTGAGGAAGAAGTGGATGTTCAGGGCATACATATTTCTCTTTGATAATATCGATTGGATTTAATAAATGGACCACTTTTACAAATACCTCACATGGTTCAGGACTAGGTGGTTCATCTACGGGTCCTGTAGGAGATAGGATACGAAGAGCATTCCATATCTTTGGCTGGTCAGGCGATGATTCCATCCAGTTTGTAATTTGATATTTGTAAGGAAGCTCGATGTTTTTCTGTGAAAGGATGGAATCAGGTATGGTAAATAGGTCCAGAGCAGGAAAATATCGTTGGAGATGCGAATACGATGAGAATGTTTCGCGCTCATTATCGGTTATTTCGCGACTTCGACACGGTTGTGTCAAGAGTGTCTTTCGAACCGCTTTCATCTCTTTGGTTGCGAGACTTATGAATGTGTTCATCAAGCGCACATCAAATCATCTTTGGATAGTAGAATTCTATGGCACAAGGTGGTGTGAATGTCAATCTCCGGAAGTTCGTGATGAAAAGCATTCCACAAGATGCTGTGGCTGTATTTATCGGGCGTCGCCGTACGGGCAAGTCCACTCTTGTCCGCGACTTGCTTTTTCATCATCAAGATTTGCCAATGGGATGCGTCATTTCAGGCACGGAAGAGTCGAACGGTTTTTTCAAAAGAATCGTTCCACCCATGTTCATTCACGGAGAGTACAATGCCGTTATTTTGGCCAATTTCGTGAAGCGACAAAAACTGGTCATGCAGCGAATTCAACAGGATTTAGAGAAGGGTGTTAAATCCAATATCGACCCTCGCGCATTTTTGATTTTGGACGATTGCATGTATGATGATTCCTGGACTCATGACAAAAACATTCGTTATCTCTTTATGAACGGTCGATGGCTCAAGGTATTCTTTATTATTACGATGCAGTTTCCACTGGGTATTCAGCCAGCACTTCGTACCAATGTAGATTACGTGTTTATTCTAAGAGAGCCCTATATGAATAATCGTCAACGCCTGTACCAGAACTATGGTTCGGCTTTTCCGTCGTTCGAGTTTTTTTGCCAGATGATGGACCAATGCACACAGAATTATGAGTGTCTTGTCATCAATAATAACACTCAAAGTAACAAACTAGAGGATACGATTTTTTGGTACAAAGCGGAGGTCCACGGTGATTTCAAAATGGGCGCACCTGAGCTCTGGCGTCAATCCGAGATGCTCGCCCGCGTCAAAGAGGAAGAGGATGTGAATCAGTTTGACCCTCGTAGCTCTCAGAAACTGAAGGGTCCTGCCATCAATGTGCAAAAGAGATTCTAAAGTAAAAGTAGAATGAGTAGAGTCGACTTGAATGGAATATTTGTATTAATCTTTCTATCACTTTTACTACTATTATATGTGTCAAGAAAATCAATGGAATCGTTCATTGGAAGCCCTGCCCCGGATTATTGTGGAACAGCGGGAATTCGGCAATCGGATGCATATTACCATACTATGAAAAAGACAAATCAATTGGACCTCGCTGCCAAACGATGGTACACCCAGTCAGAATGTACCAAGCTGGATGGGGGAAGGTACGTACCCGATTTTTATGGAGGCGGAAAATGCTATAAGCTCAAAGATGCTAATAAAAAAGAAAATCCATATGCGCCAGACAATATCGATAGGGATTATACTGAAACATGTGCATCGTTAAATACGTCCCTTACATCTCCTGCTCCATCCGAATGTATGGTGAATGGCGCGCATCTGGGTAAGGCTAGCGTTTCTTACTCACAGACAAAGGGAAAGGACACAACTTCATACGAGGATAATAGCTTCCGACTCTATACAGAAAATGAATGCAAATTACTCAAAGGCGAATTTGAACTTCTCGAAGAGAACATGAAGGGTTCTACTGCGGATGAAATTGCAAAGGCTATTCAATTAAATGGGAAAGAGTATGGATTTTGCACCATTCCTGATACATCGATATCGGGTGCCAAATCGGGTTCCTATAGTTTTATGTGCACAGTTAACACTCCTCCCGTAGGCGCGGCAAAGATTTCTACTGCAACCAAATCCGCATTAAATGATTGGTTATCATCATAATTAGCTTTTTATACAGTATGCTAATAGAATGAATAAGAGCGGTGTTCGTGTCGTGATTGTATTTGTCGTATTCGCTGTCATACTATTTGTCACATATGGTGGAAATCGCGTTGATGCGTTTGTGGATGCCCCGCGTTGCGGTGTGGATTTACCCTCGTGTGTGGGCGAAGATGTACGGTGTATCAATGGTTATTGCAAATCAGATAAGGCACCAACTCTGCCGCCTTTTTCTGACTTACCTATCATACCGTCGTTGCAATAAAACCTCACTATTGGCTAGAAATGGCGTATCCGAAGGGAATGGGAATTGGCGCGATGTTCGTTTTATTGATTCTCGCAGTTGGCGTATTACCGTTGATTGTGCGCATGATTGACCGTATGGAGCCTCACTTTATCATCTCTGGATTTCAAGATTCGGCATCGGTTCAGCAGGCGCATGCCCAACAGGTTCAGGTTCCAGCGGGAGCGGCGGCTTCCATGGCGACAGCCTATCATCCGGATTCGATGTGCCGTTCACCGAATGGCAGTGGACAACCATGCCCTGAAGGCACATTTTGCGATGGAGTCACCCAGAGCTGTGTTCCGACTCATGTGGGAGGCTCCGTACCCGATACTGGATATTTTGCGTAATATCAGCCAACCGTGTAGATTTGTGGTCTACATTTCCCGAACCAAAATACAAGTTCTGTAAATGTACTGATTCGATTTCCAATAACGTATAAACATTTTGAAAGAACAAGAACCTTAATGATTGCATATTGGATAGAGTTCCAGTGCTTCAGTTTATCCAGAATAATCACTCGCTTATCTATTTCTTCGAACAAATGGAGATAGGGCTCTAAGAACGTTGGATTATCAATAGAGCAAACAATGGTGGATACATCAGGATGTTCTTCAATGATTTGTATGATTTTATCACGATAACTCGTGAATTGATAGGGTCTATCAATATTGGACTCGTGAGATGACTTCCAGGTTCGTACTGAAATACCAAGAGCAGATTGGTCATTAAACATATCAGTCAAGCGCTTCACCTCATGATAGACCATATCGGTGAATTGAATGGAATCAATCGTCTTGAAAATACGTGATGATACCCGTTCATCGAGTAAGGATGCGTCATAATTCCAGTCAATCCGTCTCTTACATGTAAATAAATGGCGAAATCGTGGATTTTCTAGACCGTCTACATACCATTCCTCCATCGGAATATCTTGCTGATAGGGCTCTTCGTGGGAGAGAATCAAAAGACGGCATGTATATACTTTTTCCAGCTCCTTATGGCTCTGTCCTTTAAAGATGAAACGCTCATGTAAAATAGAATCGTATGCACCATACTCGTATTGAGGATAGCACTCAATGACCGTGTCAGAATTGACCGATAACGCCGAGATGAGGCATTTCAGAATATTTCCGATTCCGAGTTTGCTGATATGATAATCTTTAATGATAAACTGAATGTTTTCCATGATAGATTATGCATTTTATATTTTAGGCCCGTATTTACGAGGACGGATTGCTTGGCTGAGTCTCTGGGTTGATGACCGAATTCTCGGGGGTAGACGTGTTCTCCGTCGCCGAAGCAGCGGCTTTTCGTTGAATCGCCAAATCACCTTGGCCGCCAAACAGACCATCAAAGGATGAACCCGCACCACTTGTTGGTGCACCCACAACCTGCTTCGTTGTCTTGGTACGCTCCTCGAAGAATTGCTCACGAGAATCCTCGTTCTCCTTATACTTCTTCATCAAGGTATTGAGCTGGTCATTGCCATATTCCTGCTCCTTCACCTCGTGCGGATTAGGGTCCCACGGTGTCCACTTGCCTACTTCCGCCATGAAGATGTTGTGGTACTTGTCCTTGGATTGGAGCTTCTTAGCCTTCAGCTCAGCCTCTTTCGGATTGCCGAATACACCACGGACTTTTACGCCACGAATCGAGGTACGAAACTCATTGAGAGCATAGAAGTCCTCTTCGAGCTTCGACTTGTGGGCATACATAAAATCATCGTACGCCTCGTTGATTTTCGTCTTATTCAGCTCCGTCTTATTCTTCTGGACAAAGGACTGATACTGATTCATAACCTCATCTGTGCGGATGCGATTCTTACGGCAAATCTCGGCAGCATCAAATTGGTCCTTCTTCTCCAACTCCTTCGCATGGCTGTCTAGCTCGTCATTAATGTTCTTTACTGTTTCGACCACAAACTTCTCGAGGTTTTTTACCTTCCAATCAACCTCATAGGCATGCAAAAACTTCTGAAAGAAAAAGAGCTCCTTTTTGTCCAGGACTTTCTCCGGACTGAGGAAACTCAGCAGCACATAGCGCTGACCTGGAATCTCGGTGTCTTCGTCTAGAAAGTCTTCCACTACGGCGCTCATCTCTATCACAGAGGAGATAGGATGCTTTAAACTCGGATAGATTCACTCATGGGTGCATAAGTTTTTTTCTTGGCGGTAATTATAAGAACATGCAAGGTTACGGATTTGCTGAAATTGTCAATCGCGTTATCAAGTATCTCATCGAGGGTCTTGTAATTGCCGCCGCCGCCATCTTCATCCCGAAGCGCGCCCTCCCGCTGGACGAGGTTGCCACCCTCGCGGTCCTCGCCGCGGTTGTCTTTGCCATTCTTGACGCTGTGAGCCCGAGCGTGGGCGTGTCAACACGCAACGGCGCCGGGCTCGGCTTAGGATTTCGTCTCGTCGGCTTCCCAGCCGGCTTGTAAATTTTGTGTTTCCGATGACCCAATTATTAAAAATCAGACGACCAAGAAAATAGGTGATTCGAAATGCATCGTATCCCCCACCCTACTCCATTTTCTGAAAATCCTCAGAAATCTCATCTTTTTTGAAGTTTTCTTCTAAGACGAGGTTGGATGTTGAATTGTATACTTGATGCTCGTAGCAAGTTTTGAGATGCGAGTTTCGTATATTTGCCCTTGGTTAATGATTATAATAAAATAATAGAGTAGAATGTCAATCCCAGTTAAACCATCTGTGAAACAATATCGTACGTCACACTCTCTACCCCATATATCCGCACATGCTCCGAATATTATGCCCAATGAAATACCGAATGAAAAACCACATTCGCCATCGCAAACTCGTAATAATCATAAGCGAATCGCAGAGCAATTGTATAAGGCAAGTAATAAAGGACATTCTTTTATTAATGACCATCATTGTATTACCAAACGGTGCAGTAATCCTGGATGTGGTGCATTTTTGAGAACAGCAGGACAGCATATATGTGTGTATGTACATCAATCACAGCATTCGCGCGGTGGGCGTCGTACTCGTCGTATTCGTCGCTAACAAGACTTCAAGAATGCTTTTGAGCATAATGTGACATCTATCAAATCGCGGCGCTGAACCATTTTCTCAAGGTCCGTATGGAGAACAGAATGTTTGGTTCGGACTAGCGTCAAACGTAGATTGGGTCGACCAACGAGAATAGGCGTGGCAAGAAAGGTTGCGAGATTTCCATAATGCAGTTTCTTTTGAAATCCATAGTATTTGACTTGAACAATATGACTAAAGGTCTCATCCACAAGGTCAATCCCTTTATCTGAAAGAGGAAATCCGGCATCGCGTTTATGGCTAAGAGGAATGTCCTGATAGGCATAGAAGCGGGTTTGGTGAAGATTCGTCATGTGTATGGCGGAATAATACTCAAAGAGGGTGGGAAGGTGTGTGATGTTACGCATTTGGCGCTCCAGGAATTGGATATGAGTTCGCATGGATGGCTATATGATAGAAACCGAAATGAGGGTCAATTTTACAGTTTCTCAAACATCGAGAACATCTTGAGGCCCTCGTGAAACAGCTTAATGTCTCCCAGAATCTTGCGAGCAAGCGCCTTCGTATTTTTATTGCGATACGATGAGAATACCCAGATAGTTGCATTATATTTTTTCCAGTGTTGGTATTGTCGAAAGTCGGAACATATCGTTACATAGATACTGTATAATTCTTTCTTATAGGCTTTGTGCGTATCATCCAGAATAGGTTCGGAATCGCCCGGTGTCGCGCCCGGTTTTTCAACCGGTACAAAGGAATCCTCAAAAACAAGGCTCATCCACTTCAACATACGGTCCATTTGCAACAAATCAAGTTCTCTCTCATCATCGACGTCCGAGCGGACCAGCGTCGGGGTGGGGGCATTCCGTCCCGAGAAAAAAGAGGAGTACATTCCCATGACACTGGAGGCCATGATAGGTGCAATGTTATTGACCACCAGATGATACAGAAACTCCGAAGTCACGGTGGTCATTTTCTATTTCATGGTCTTTATATTTTTCGAATGATATAGTATACAAGATATGGCGAGTAATGTAAAAGCTGCAAAAAGTCCAAAGAAGGAGGTTACTACGAACGATATTATGCGTGATGCTAATAAAATGACTAAATATACAAAAAATCCATTCCAATTTCTATCAAGGTCTCCTGCTACAACGTCTAAAGTAAAATGTACAGGACCAAGCAAAACAGATAAAAAGCCAGAGGCTAGCAAGTCGCCTGCTCAATCACCTCCTAAAAGCGGCGGTCGCCGCACACGTCGCAATACGCGTCGCTCTCGCAACACGCGTCGTGCTCGCAAGTAATTTACGCAACCTCACGATATTCTTCCTTGAGAACGCCTGTTTTACCCCATTGAATCAGGCGTTTTCCAAAATAAGACAATCCATCAATCAAACACTGGACGCCATGCCGCACCGTTTCGCGAATTGGCCGAACTACATGATGTTCTACTGTATCTTCAACTGCCTTGACGGCGTCGCGTACTTGTTTAATAACAGGTAATTCCATAAATGCATCTCGTAGGGTGACAATGAAATGCGTTTTTCGATTTAGCCATTTAACAAATACCCGCGTTGAATCGGATGCTCGATGCGTTGTGACATACCATACGCTCTTCATAGCCCACTCCACATATCCACCAATAAATGCGGCATCCTGATAAATCAGTGTATCCGAAAGGCTTGTATTTCCACGACAGATATCATACGCCGAAACAATAGTACTTTGGTATATATGTTTCGATATATTCTGCCTACTCAGTGTTCCATTATGAATCCCTTCCACAGTTTCCAATATCCCTTGATTCCGTTGAATGGTTATATAGGATAATCCAATACATGTTACCCCTTTTAGAAGTGCCGGCGTGCTAATGAAATCAAATCGCGCGTAGTTTTCTTTGATAAGCGACCTACATGTATAGAATGCACCATGTGGTAGAAATCCAAAATAGAGCAAGATGAATACGTGAAATAGGACTACGATGCGAAAATAAGATAGAATACTGCCGAGTAGTCGCCCCATGCGAAATAGGGTTTCAATTGGCGGAATCAAACGACGTTTTAATGGTACATTTGGATATCGGTGCAATACTTGTGCACTACTTTCAATAAGCCATAATGCAACCTGGCGCGCGCGTTTGGATTCTGGGTCTGGATTGGTTTCATTTTCTGATTGCATCTTGGAACATAGTGTATCAAGGTATGCTTCGGACATCTGATTCAAGATTTCCCTCTTGCATCAGATGGTGTTTGGCGCTTATGTTCTGTTTTAGATAGAATAGGGTTTATTTCTTAAAATTTTTGAATGGGTGTTTTTGTACTTTGTACCGTATTTACACGGTTTTAAGGTACTGCCAATTCTGGTCCTTACATATGAGCTCCCACGTCTTATCCTGTAAATACAGCTTATCACGATTCTTTAGCAATGGAAAGCAACACAGATACTCGTCCATCTCCAGCAGTTCACAGAATTTGTAAAGAACATAACCATAGGATAAAAAGTTTCTTCGACCTTTTGGACAATGCTTCTTAAAAGATGGTTGAATTTCACGAAACATATGACGCAGCTTCTCTTCATCTTCACGGGACATGAAGGGTGCATTTTGGCCATTCAGCCGATTAATGATATGGGGAATGTGCTCGTAATATTTCGAACATTTCATCTTCCGTAAAATCTCGCGCATTTTGGTAGGTTTTAATGAACCCATATTTGTAATTCGTTCTTTTTTAAGCTGAACGAGAATCTCATCATAAATATCCGCGGGGATTTCCGTGCTTTCCTTGGCTTGAAATTGCGCCAACCATTCATTAAAATGATTGATTTTCTTATAGGCATAATAGCATATTTCACGAGGAGGGTCTTTGTAGGATGGCTTATCACTATCGACTAGAATAAATTCCTGATGACCACATTTAGAGCAGGTTAGATTTGCCTCATTCAAACACATAATCATTTCATTGCCGCATTGTTCACAGTTGGTCCACGGGTCATCATACTCATCCGTGATATTTCGACCCATTGCAGGGTCTTCGATTTGCAAATAATCATTGAGAAGCTGATTCCGTTGCAAGCTTTTTTTCTCTGTTGAATTCGACTTTTCCTGGCCTACTTCGCTAGAGGAGAGTGCAAATGGGTCAATCGAATCTTTTTTCTCCTCTGCGACTCCTTCCAAAATAGCAAGAATAGAGCCAGGTTTGGCCTTATTAGCCGCAAATGTAGCGGTACCCTTCTGAATCTGCTCTTGAATATCATAGTAATGATACAAAATATCACCAGTTCGAAGGTAATAATCCATTAATTCTGAACCATCCTCTAATGATTTGATTTTCTTATCGAGCGAATCAATGTCTCGCTCTAATCTCCAGCTGTCCATATCGGTCATCGGTTCGGCGAGCTTCTTTTGTAGAATGGAACGTTCTTCTTTGTATTTCCCTAATTGATTCTTTTCTTCCATCATATTCTGTATTTTTTGGTTATGAATCGCGTCGAGTGTGGTGCGCGCTTCTGGATTACTACGTTTGGTACTTTTGACTTTGAAAAATGCACCCTCACTCATCCGTCAGTTAGGTGGTATGGGAGAGATGGTTTTAAACTGTCCAATTAGTTTCTTATGAAAAAACGCAGAGACCTATTTCTATGAACCGTAAAACAAGTATTCAATCGTAATCGGTTCGGTCGGCTCATCGGTTTGATAGACACGAATTCGTGCCACCAATTCGGCAATTCGACGGTCAAACTCTACTTGATTTAACTTTAGAATTCCTGTTGGAGTATATTCAAAAGGAGTTTTGTGCTTCTTTTTACCATCCTTGTATCCATCAGGGTTAAAGCGAAGAAAGACAATATTTCGAAATCCGACGTCCTCATAGAGTTCTATCATCCGCTTTTGTTCACATTCATAGGATGCATGTTGATGTTCATCAATTTCAATCATGAGACAATGTGAACCAAAATCAATGGCGATATCGGGTCTTCGTCTGGAGCATCCATCTTCTACTGGTTTGTCCAGTACCATGGTAACCGTCTCTTGAAAGTGTTGTTTTAATGCTTCCACAACATAATTCTCTTTCAGTTTATATTTTCGCGGAATGATAGCATTTGGGTGGAGAACACAGTAACATCGGAAACAGTAGGGTTTCCAGTTGGAACCCACAACGGATATTGCCTTGCAATGTTGACAGGCGATAGATGGTGTGCATATAAGACATTTATTTCGTTGTTTTTGATGAGAACAAATATAACTTCCATTACATTCTGTGCATATGGCTTTACGCCTACTATGTTCGCATACATTTTTACCCTTGCACTCTGTGCATTGATATTTTAGTTTATCATGTTCGCATACGTTTGGTCCATGACATGGAATACAAGATAACTTGTCATTTCCATGAATGCACACTTCTGAGCCACCGCAATCTACACATCGGCTCTTTCGGAGTTGGTGGGGACATACTTGTGTACCGTCGCAATCAACGCATACTTCTCTACGTCGATTGTGTTCGCACATTTCGGAACCACCACATATCGCACAACGGGATTTTATTTTTTGATGCAAACAGATGCTTCCACCCTCGCACTCGATACAACGACTACGGCGTTTGTTGTGTGGGCATATAGATGCTCCTTGGCATTCTACACAATTATACTTGACTCGTTTGTGAATACATAATCCTGCTCCATTACAATCCTTGCAGTTATATTTGTTACGGTTGTGAATACAAAATGAGCTCCCATTACACTCTCGACATTGAAAGGAATATTTTCCATGTTCGCACTTCTTACGGATATATTTTGGTTTATCTTCAGTCATAACTAATTGGATATAGGAGATGCGATAGTTCATCAAATTTATAATATTCAATGCTACAATGGCAATATAAAGAGAGATGAACATTATGATTTGATAGAAAACACTACGGCACAGGGTTTTACAAACCCTCCGACATAAATTCAGATTTTGGCGTTTTTCCAAATTTTTTTGTATTCTTTAAGTATAACCGACATTCATGACAGGCGGTGGGCTCATGCAACTTGTAGCGTACGGCGCCCAGGACGTTTACCTGACTGGCAACCCGCAAATCACGTTTTTTAAGGTGGTGTACCGCCGTCACACCAACTTCGCCATGGAGTCAATCGAGAACCCGTTCAACGGCGCCCCGAACTTCGGCAAGAAGGTCACCTGCACCATTCAGCGCAATGGTGATTTGATTCACCGCATGTACCTGCAGGCCACCCTGCCGCAGGTCGCCCTGCAGTCGTCGGACGGCTCGGGCGCGCAGTTCCGTTGGCTCAACTGGATTGGCCACAACCTCATCGATTATGTCGAGATTGAGATTGGTGGTCAGCGCATTGATAAGCAGTACGGTGACTGGATGCACATCTGGAACGAGCTTACGCAGGAGGCTGGCAAGCAGGCCGGCTATGCGAAGATGGTCGGCAACGTCCCCGAGCTCACGAACCTCCTGTACCAGGGTGGCTCGTCGTGCGACAACGACTGCTATGGCGGTGAGCCGCTGACGTCCGAGGTCATCACCTCGTGCGCCCCGATGTACACTCTGTACATCCCGCTCCAGTTCTGGTTCTGCCGCAACCCGGGTCTGGCGCTGCCGCTCATTGCGCTGCAGTACCACGAGGTCCGCATCAACCTCGAGTTCAACTCGTTGAACAACCTCTGCTGGGATTACTCGAACTCTGGCAGCGCGCACGCCATTCGCGAGCGTGTTGGCCAGTGCGGCCTTGCTGCCGCGTCGCTCTACGTCGACTACATCTACCTCGACACGGATGAGCGCCGCAAGTTCGCCCAGGTCTCGCACGAGTACCTCATCGATGTCCTGCAGTACACGGGCGCGGAGTCGATTACCTCGTCCGCGAACAAGCTGAAGCTCAACTTCAACCACCCGGTCAAGGAGCTCGTGTGGGTCGTCCAGCGCGACTCGTACGTGTCGTGCGACGATTCCATCATCAACCCGTGGAAGGGTCAGCAGCCGTTCAACTACTCGGACTGGTGGGACCGCTCGGTGTTGGAGTCGGGTTACTCGGTTACCCGCGTCGAGGGCATGGCTGGCAAGAACCCGGTCATCACCGCGCTCCTCCAGCTCAACGGCCACGACCGCTTCCAGGTTCGCGACGGCAACTACTTCAACTTGGTTCAGCCGTACCAGCACCACACCAACATCCCAGCGGTTGGCATCAACGTGTACAGCTTTGCGCTCCAACCCGAGCAGCACCAGCCAAGCGGCACGTGCAACTTGTCGCGCATTGACAACACGACCCTGCTGTTGACGGTGTCGAACAACGCGGTCGGCGTGAATCTGTCGTCGAGCGTTCGCGTGTACGCCACCAACTACAACGTTCTTCGTATTATGTCGGGCATTAACTTCGTACTACACACCTATTTGGCGATGGTGTCAATGTGCGGATTTGCATTAGCAAATCACCTGTGCTCAAAAGCTAGCTGCCCTGTGTTAAACACGCAGGGGCAAACAGTATGACTAGCTAGTGGTGTTGGAGCAATCCAATGCCGCAAGATGACCTGGTTGCGGGAAACCCCTTACAGCCTTCACTACTACCTGATCGTGGAAACACGAATAGGAATCCAGGGTAATGACCTCGGACAAAGTAAAAACGTGAAGGATTGGGCAATCCGCAGGCGAGTTCCTAACGCTGCTAAAAGCGACTCAATGAGTTGCGAGATAGGCAATGGAACCGTTTCAGAGACTGCAAAGGCATCGGTATTCAATGAGGGTCTAATCAACCTGAGAATGCTTAAGGTACAGTCCAGCCTCCTTGGAAACATGTGAGGGAAAAGACCACTCGGGGTGGGCTTGCTTACAGTAATTAATATTTTCCAACCCTCCCGGTATGGAATTATATTACATTTCTATATTTTGACATATGTGTAAAATTGATAAAAAATATTTCCTATTTTGAGGGTAGAAAAACATTCAAAATGGAGAATAGCAAACAAGAAACGATTCGTGTAAATGTACAACGAGCTGGAAGACCAGGAAATCCAATCATCTATACGCATGTTGTATACGATGGTAATAAATACACAGTTATGAAAATACAACATCACGAACATCATGTTTATGCGTTAATAGATAGTGATGATTTTGGTAAGGTAAAAGAACATACATGGCATTATACAGCAAATGCATATCTTTCCTATACACAAAGATTTGATGGAAATCAGAAAGCAGTCTATCTTCATAACATTGTAATGGGACAATTAGAACATCCAGGAAAAGGTTCAAAAGAATCAATCGATCACATTAATCGTATTGGACTAGATAATCGTAAAGAGAATTTACGTCTTGTTACACAATCTGCTCAAAATATCAATCAAAAACAAAAAGAACGGCGTATCGAACTACCAGCTGATTCAGGAGTTACTGTAGATGAAATTCCAAAACATGTTTGGTATATTAAAGCAAATGGTTCACATGGAGATCGATTTGGAATTGATTTGAAAACAGAAAATGTAAAATGGAAGTCAACCAGTGCAAAGAATGTCTCCTTACAAGACAAACTAAAAGCAACAAAGGAACAACTACAAATCTATTATCAGCAGTTTCCATATTTGAATCCAAATAATCAAGATAAAAATAAAGAAATGGAAGAACTAACAAAATCATACGAAGACATTGTTGGTTTAGTAGAATAAGATAATCAACATCACCTATTTTTTGCTATCTTAATCGATAAAGCAATCCATTAAAATTGACCGCGCATCGTATCATCTACCGCGTATACAGAAATGGCCTGTCAAGCCCCCATTCAACAAGGGATAAGAAAAGGCGAGGTGTGTGGAAGAGATACAAAAGAGAAATATTGTTCGAAGCATAAACGCCAAGCTATCATCGACAAAGCTCAAGCGGAAAACATACGTTATTGTGATATTGCACGCGGATGCTTTACTGTGTTACAAGACCATGAATCAAAATGCACTCATTGTCTTCATAAGGCAAGAATCCAGGATCGAAAGCGGGACAACCAAAAGCGTCAGGATGCAACCCTATGTCTTGATTGTGGAAGAACATTAACAGAAGAGATACGTGCAAAAGGAAAGCACGATAAACCACTTCGACGATGTGTTCCATGTTATGAAAAGTTGCTGAAGCAGGAAAGTGAAAGACCAAAAAGAGAGCGAAATTTCAAAGCAGAAGCCTTTACCAATAAGCATGTGATATGGAATCATTATGTAAAAGGAGCCAAAAAGAGAGGGATTCATTTTGGATTAACAAAAACACATTTTGAAGAGTTGATTATGAAGCCATGCTTTTATTGCGGCTATCAAAAACAAGGAGAAGTGAATGGGGTAGACCGACTAGACAATCAGAAAGGATATATCGAAAACAATGTAGTTCCTTGTTGCGAACCATGTAATAGTATGAAAGGACCTCAGCATCCACAAGAATTTATCGATAAGATACACGCGATTCATATGTATTATACTACTCGCTATCCCATTCCGAAAGAAATGGTGGAGAAATGGAGCACTACGTATTTGCCACGATGCACACCAGCCTTTAAAGTCTATTCCAAAGGCGCAATTTCTCGAAATCTTGAATTTATATTAACAGAAGAGGAGTTTGCATTTATTATTCAACAACCATGTTACCTATGCGGTTTATCTGATAAAAGTGGAATTGACCGATTTCAGAATTCTATCGGATATCGGTTAGAGAATTGCCGACCCTGTTGTGGACATTGTAATTTGATGAAGAAGGATATGGATTACAAAATACTAATGGAAAAGGCTGCATTGATATCTCAACGGTACTTTATATTAGTAGACCATTTGCATTCTATCAAGATTCCTACTCGTTCGTCTAAGGTAGAAGCAAGAGTGAAAGAAGAGAATCCGTGTACACAAGAGATAATATCATTCGAGTACAAGCCCGTCAATGAAGTGATTGTTCCAGAAGAACCAATGCCAATGGAAATCAAACAGATTCTAGAGAAAAAAGAAGAATTACAAGTACCCAAACAATGGAAAACCAAACAAATCTACGAGTTCATCATAGCAAACAATGAAAACTTCTACAAAACGCACTCTGAGCAGGAGAACACTCTTCCCAATACATGGGAGGATGACTGGATTCAATTTGTTCTGTCCGTTAAGGGAAAATCCATGGAAGAATCCGAGCCTATCATTAAGGCTTTTGTAGAGAATCTGCGCCGAATCCGCCACAATGCGTTGTGTGCGAAAGATACGGTGGAGCGCGATGATAGACAGCAATGGCCCTCCCATGTGGTGGTTCGTGCATTTCTGGAGGGAAAATTGGACAAGTTCAAGGCATTCACCGAAGCCTATACGAATGAGAAACCAGAGGAACCAAAATGGATCAAACGATGGACAGGATTTATTACATCACTGGAACAAAATCGAGAAAATGAAGCAACGTTAAAGGATTTGTGCAGCAAGTTTATGACCGCGCAGCGAATAAAGAAGTATCGGGCGAAGAAGTAAAATCTCCTATCCATTCGGATAAGCGATATTTGCTTTTTTCTTTTAAAAGCACAACTCGCTTTCGCTTTCCGAAAGCAAGAGCGAGTTTAAAGATACACCCCTTCAGATGAATAGAAACACCATGACTGAACTCAACATCATAGAATTGATTGAAAAGCATCCGATTTCCAAGCTGACCGACACGTATAATATGAAATTACTAGAGAAAATCAAGGAAAACTTTACAGATAGTGAACAACATCTATTTATTTCCAGTTTTTATTGTTACTTAAACTATGATACCAAAAATGAGTTTGTAGTGGATTTGGATACAGTATGGAAGTGGTTAGGATTTAGTCAAAAATATAATGCAGAACGTATTATTGAAAAATATTTTAATAATAATATTGACTATACAAAACTCGCTCCTCCGATTGGAGGAGCGAGATCTGATGATGAAAAATGGGGTGGGCAGAATATCAAAAAGATAATGATGACCATCCGATGCTTCAAATCTCTCTGTCTGAAAGCTCAAACCAAGAAGGCATCAGAGATTCATGAATATTATATGAAGATGGAGGAAGTGCTGCATGAAGTGATGGAAGAGGAAGGAATAGAACTCAAAAATAAGATGAAGGAACAAAAACGTCTACTAGATCAGAAATCCGCTGAACTCGAAAAAACAAAGACGATACTCAAGCAAACCCCTGAACTCGAAAAGCACCGTGTACTTTTGAATGAATATGGGTATATTCATGGGGCTCTTGTATATATCGTTCGAATTAAACTATGTGAAGATGGAAAATACATTATCAAAATTGGAGAATCGCGAAAGGGTATCAAAAATCGACTTCAAGAATTCAAAAAGAAATATGGAGACCAAGTACTCATTATGGAGTGCTTTCCCGTTCATGACTCGGTAGGGTTTGAGAAATATATCCATCATCATCCTGAAATCCATCCCCATCAAGTAAAGGATTTGAAAGGACACGAAATGGAACAGGAATTGTTTATGATGGGAGGAGAGCTGACCTACCAGCGTTTGATTCATATTATTGAAACAAGTATCATGAATTACAATAATCCTGTAGCTGAGAATGAGCGATTGAAATTAGAAATCGACCAGTTACGCGCAGGGGCACCTCCTGCTTCTTCCGATAACACTCTTCTTCTTTCAATTCTCGAAAAGGTAAAGAATCTTGAATCCTCCAATAAAGAAATCCTCGCTCGTCTGAATGCTATGCAAACCAAAACGACCACCGCGTGCGAGCAGCCTGACCCGCACCTCGGTCCACGTCTTCAGAAAATTCATCCTGAAACATTTTCCCTCGTTCATGTATATGAAACCGTAACCGAATGCATGAAAGAGGACCACAGTATCAAGCGGCCAAGTATCAACAAGGCTGTTCGAGAAAATACTATTTATCATGGGTTTCGATGGAACCTGGTGGAGCGTGATATGGATGCCTCTGTTCTTATGAATCTACCTCCTACCAAAGCTACAAAGCAGCAGAAAAATGGATACATTGCAAAGATGAACATGGAGAAAACGGCGATTCTAAATGTGTATCTTGACCGAAAAACAGCGGCCCGATGCAACTCGTATCCCTCCATTTCCTCCTTAGACAATGCAGTAAAACATCAGACCATCAAGGACGGGTATTATTATCAGCTCTATGAAGAATGTGATGAGTCTCTACGAAATCGATTTCAGGAACAACATGGGGATATCGTGTTGTATCATGATGGAATTGGAAAATACAATGGGCAAACTAAAATCGCAGAATACAAAAGTCGTTTTGATTGCACGGCTCAGGCCGGCATCAGTCAGAAGTCATTGGCAAAAGTCCTAGATACAAAAATGTTATACAAGGGATTTCGGTTTGTATCTCTAGGAGAGAAACTTTATATGTAAATATAATGCCTAAGAAATATAGATGATGGATAGGGTATACACTTAATGTGTATAATCATACTCCAAGAAAATCATAAGAATCTATCAGAATGCCACGTGAATGGGAAGAATGTATCAAAGAAGGAGAAAGTTTATATCAATATATGATGGAACACTTCGAGGAGATGTTTGATGAGAACGAAATAAAACATTTCAGTATATGGTATGCCACTTGGTGGATGCAATCGTATTATCATGATGTACAGGAGAAATGGGGAAAAGAAATACAAGAGGAATTGATTCTGTGGATAAGGAAAGAGAAAGAAATAGGACATCTCGAAGAGTCACTATTTTGGAAACCCTTTTATGATACGTCTGAGTTCCGATTCATATATCAAGGATATAAAAAATTATTTTTGTATCAGAACTATTATTTTCAATTGATTATTCAATCAGAATGTGGAGAATGTGTCTATTGTGAAAAAGGAGAAAATCAAATTCATTTTGAATTAGCCCTATACGGATGGAAAGATGATTCTGAAAGACTTCAACCATATAATGATGTGATAGTTGGAACTGACCAAATGGTACCAAATACATTCTGGAATATAATATAATATATAATAGAATGTCAAAATACACACCGTCTGAATTAGAGACTAGAAATGCTATTATGCAAACACATCATCTATTTGGAGATGTACTAGATGTTGATATGATAACAGCATTAGTATACTTATTTGATGATATACATAATGATACTATATATTCTATGAGAAAATATGTAGAAGAAGAACGTATGAATCGCGGATTAGAACAATCATCTGTTCAAGTTAGTTGTGATATTTCTGGTATTTCATATAAAAATCCACTGCTTTGTGTAGATATAAAAAAGAATGGAAAAAAATTTATTCATCTTACTATTCATCTTGTTATGCATACATTAGAATCAAAAAATAATGGAATGATTCATTTTGAAAAGGATATTTATAAGATAAGTAAAACAAGAAAATTTTATGCACCTATTATTGTAATACATCCAAATGGTAAACCTCATTCACTTGAATTTTCTATTCCAGAAGAGTATCGTACTACTCCTGGTGCACCAAATGCATCAATATATGATATAGAAGTACAACAAGAAATGGATGCAATTATTGCAGTATTAAACCGTATATTTGATGAGAAAAATAAGAGATATTACATTGGTACAGTAATAAATCAATCTTCAAATGAATTATTAAAAATATATCCTAGTTATCGTACAACAAATAATACATTATTATATATGAATACACAATCAAAAATAAAAACAAGAAGAAATACAGGAAAATATCCACTTCCAGCACGTCAGAATCAATATCCCAATATGATTTACCCTATCGTCCGTCGAACCATAACTAAAAAGAACAAACGACGTACTACTCGTAAAATTAAAAAATAATATGCATTCATATGTAGTATCGTGATTCTATGAATTTTTACAACCCTGTTATGATTTTTTTGAGTTCGTACAACGACATCAAAAAAATCCGCTGAGCCGGAATCGAACCAGCGACCTGAGGATATCTTTTGAGAAACAACTACAGTCCTCCGCTCTACCAATTGAGCTATCAGCGGTAAGAGCCCCACAAGGAGGCTACAAGTGAATAAGATTAACATTTTGAGATATAAACGCGCGGATTAGAGGCCTCTCCATACGGTTAGAATTGCGCTGTCATAGCCCTTCTGGGATAATTCGTATGCGGCCACCTGAGGATTTGCCGTATAGTATTCGAATGCACCAGGATAGGCGGAGATAGTTCCAAAATTGGAGCAATTTGTTTCGTCAAGGATTCCATCGTAAAATGATACGACTCCCAGAATTCGAGAGAACATATCACGATCGACCTTTGTGCGAATCATCATTACCAGTTTCGAAAAGAGACCGTATTTTTCTTCCAGATGTTGAACTGTTTCTAATGAAATGATACTTGCACCTCCGAAGCATCCGCGCCACGTGGAACCCAATGCATATTTCGTAAGCTTACTCTGGTCATAGAGGAGGGACAAATAGGTCGGAAGGGTAGATTCTTCTTTTGAGTTTCTATCTGTGTACCAATGGAAGCGGAGAGGGTCGCGAAGCTCCGAATCACGAAAGGGTCGGTTCAAAAACATACTGTCGTGAAGGAATATCATGCGATCCGCCCAGCGATACTGAAGAAAGTAGTAATACGGCAAGACCTCGCCGGCTCCATTCCAATCACTGACGATAACCTCCGTATTGACCAGCTTTCCATTCACCGTATTTACGCTTGAATTATCATCGATAATTATGATTTTATTGGTATAAAATGTGCGAATGGATTGATACGATGCAATCCACAATTCATTGTCCCTGCTTGTTCGGAGATGACGAAGAATGACGAATACGTAGGATGCTCCATTGTATCGTAATTCGGTGGCAGACGGATTGGCAGAAGGAATGGAAGTTTGTGAAGCACTGCGCCCTTTTGGTTCGGAAGGATAAATAACTTCGTTCTGTACTTTCTGGAATGTCTCGGAAAGAACAACGGAGGGTTGCTCCACGCGCGAGACTATCTGGGGACGAAATGCATCGGGTACTTTTGATAGGTCACGCTTTCGAGGAATATGACGGTTGGCCCAAGACGACATGTATTACATTCCGTGATAATATTTAGCGCGATTCTTACTCATGTCATTTATTTATGGTTCAATAGAGAGAAATGGGACTAACCGGCTCAAAATGGAATTGCTTAGAGAATGGATGGCCACTTTCCGATAATATTCAAGAAAGAGTTGCAGCCCTAGAGCAAAAAATGAGCCGTTTGGATACCATGCAACATACAATCGATACGAACCATGCGATACTGGACCAGCGAATCCAAAGCCTGAATTCTGATATTAAACATACACTGATTCGAATGGAAAAACTGGAACACCGAATGACGTTGATGGTCTTTGAACAACAAGACAATGATTTGGTAATACTCAAAAGTTCATAATGACTTTATTCTATGGCAGAGATAGACATGAATACGGTCTTTGGGTTGAATTTCTTTGTATTTTGCATCGCGGGATTGTTTTTGATTATGTATTTTACAAAAGAGCTTCGTGATGAAGGCTTTTTTACAGAGGAAAAGACGGTTCCGAAGGAGGTAGTGGGTGCAAAACCGAAAGATGCGATGGGGTCGATTCACATCCCCCCAAAAACAGGGGAGGGAGTTCTTATGTTGAAACGAAATCCGGAGATGGAATTGATTCATGCCAATCTTGTTCAGCGTGATATTCAGAGCATGACGGAAGGTGATATGCAGCGCGAGGAGCACGCGCCCGCATAAGCCGCTACACGATGCCATTTACAGTTCATTGAATTTCCGTTCCATCTCTTCCGAATCCCATGCAATGGTCAGAGGTTCAGGATACATCTCATATGGAATGGCCGATTCAGTTGGTTTTTCAAGAGACAAAAGTGTCTTGAGAGACGCAAGACGGCGCAGGATAGGATTTCGAACCCCTTTGCATTGGGTCCGACCAAGTTGTTTCCAGCGCCACTCAAATTGGAGCGCTGTTCGCCATTCGGGGAGTGATACAACGCATGCGCGTTTCCAGACTAGGCCTTGTGCAACACGGATGCCTGTTGCATGAGCTCCACCCACCAATTCCTTATTATGCTGACGCAACCGTCTATCAGGATCCACCGTTGCGCCAACATAGGTCTGTCCCTCATTTGTATAAAGAAGATAACAATAGGCGCTCATACTCTATACGATATACATCAGTTTAAATAGGATGTTAGAAATATGTATAAATGGCAAAAACAGTAGTTGTATCTGCTTTCTTTAATATTCCTAGTAAAAGACCATATTCCGTTTATATAGAACATTTGAATCGATGGTTTCGCTCCATCCGATGTCCTGTTATCTTTTTCACAACACCCGATGTATGGAAGGATATTCTATCAATGGGTCATGATGTATCCCATATACAAGTTCGTTATGAAACAATAGACGAATGGAAGGCATGGGAGTTAGGTCGAGCATTCTGGGAAAAGCAGAAAGCGCGTGATAGAGAACCATATCATACACCTGAACTAGCTGCGATTTGGTATGAAAAGAAGGAATTTGTAAAGCGAGCATTTGAAATGAGCGATGCGTCTGTATTTATTTGGTGCGATGCTGGATGTGTGCGCGATGATACATCAGAGGAAGCGATGAGAGAGTTTGGATTGCGTAATTTTCCTTTGGATGATGATCGAATTCATGTACAGCATATTCGCGAGCAACCATATAAACCATGGTATGTCCATCCTGAGTATCGATATGCTGGTGCAATTATAGCAGGTAATCGTAATGCATGGATGCGTTTTGATGATATCTATCGTCGAGTACTATATGAGTATGATGTATATGACATATCATGTAATTCGGACCAATATATTATGGCCAGCTGTAAAGACAGAGAGCCTGCGTTTTTTTATGAGCATATGCTTCATCCTAATGATACTATCAATGAATGGTTCTTTTTACTTAGTAGACTATAACAAATCGATATAAAGACACTACCATACGATTGTATTTAGATGGATAGTCTACAATTGTATGACACAGTATGGAAAAAAGTAAGAATCGGCCGTCCGTATGACGGAGGGTATGTAATTGCAGAATTGCCAGGAGAATATGATGGATTTATCAGTGGAGGGATAGCATCTGATATTAGTTTTGAGAAAGCATGGTTAGACAAGTTTCAACACGATAGGTGCATTGCATTTGATGGAACCATACCGTGTTTACCAGAGTACGATTCTCGTATTGCATTTGTTAAAAAGAATATCGGGTGTGAGGAAAACGATACCCATACGAATCTTCATTCGTGGATGGAGCCGCATTCCAATCTATTTATGAAAATCGATATCGAAGGGCACGAATTTCGTGTATTTCCTACATTCACGGAAACTCAGTGGAATAAAATCAAGCAGCTTGTTGTAGAGATTCATACGCCAGGGGATATCCAGTTACATCCATCGTATTTTGATGGACTTTCTGATGTTACACACGATGTTATGTTCAACATGTTAAAAACAATTAATCGCACGCACACATTAATCCATGTTCATCCAAATAATGGTTGCAAAACGCATGTAGTTGATGGAATTACACTACCGAACGTATTTGAATGTACGTACATACGAAATGACTATGTGGAAGAAAGGGTGCATAATACACAGCCTCTTCCCTTTTCGATTGATATGCCAAATCTTCCAGACAAACCAGTTGTTCCATTTACAGGATATCCATTTGTATCTACAAATCGTAAACAAAATCAATATCGCATCGCAATCATTGGACCTGGTATTATGCCCATTCCACCGCCTGGGTGGGGGGCATGTGAAATTCTTATTTGGGATTATGCATGTGAACTACGTAAATTAGGACATATCGTGGATATTATTAATACAAAAGATAGTAATGAAATGATACACTCTATCCAACAAATGAAACCCGATGTAGTTCATATCCAATATGATGATCATGCGCATATTGTGCCACATATTATCCAACATACTAAATTAGTGGCATTAACCTCCCATTTCGGATATCTAGAACAACATAATCGATGGGGAGGATATGAACGTGTATTCTCTAATATGATTTCTCCATTGTATCCTAATTATTATCATTTTGTACTATCAGAAGGAATTTCACGTGTATATCAATATCACGGGATTGATTCTAAGAAAATTTATGTAACACCCAATGGAGCTCGTTCTGACCAGTTTCGTTATACTAAAACACCATTATACCCTAATCGTTCCATTATCGTTGGAAAAATAGAACCCCGTAAAAGGCAATCTGAATTACAACACAATATGGATGTATGGTTTGCAGGAAATCGTATCGATTCTAATTTTAACGAATTTCATCCTCGTTGGTTAGGTGAATGGTCAAAAGACACTCTTTATCATAATCTAACAGACTATGGTAATTTAGTGTTATTGTCGGATGGAGAAGCAGACCCCCTTGTAGTAAAAGAAGCATTGATTGCAGGCTTGGGTGTAGTAGTTAGTCAATGGGCGGCTGCGAATCTAGATACTTCTCTCCCGTTTATTACGGTTATTCCTGTAGACAAACTTGATGACCGATTGTATGTAGACGAATGTGTTAAAACAAACAGAGAGATATCGAACGCGATGCGGTCTGAAATAAAAGCATATAGTGCAAGATTTGATTGGTCTGTCTTAGTTGGTAAATATATAGAAATACTAGATGATATTATTTAAAAGAATATAATATAGTATATAGTATGATAAAATCAAGACTTGGAGCATATTTACAATGTCATAAAAATCCATATGCAACATATAAAGTATTAGAATCATTTAGAGAATGGTATCCTACAAGTTCTGTTGTATTACTGTCTGATAATGGGTATAATTATACAGAGCTTGCCAAAAGATTTAATTGTACCTATATACATAAATATACAAATACACCTTTGATATATGACAACTGTTCAGAGATTGATAAAGGGTGCGATGGGTTACACATGAAATGGGTAGACAATATTATAGAAAACTTACACGAAGTGTTTCAGTTAATAGAAGAGGAACATATTCTATGGTTAGAGGATGATGTTGTAATAAATGGAAGGATTGATACGTATTCTTATGATATTAGTGGATATTCACCTAATCAATATTGGGAGTCTATGAAACACGCCCTATCATTAACCTATCCGTTCATCGATTCGTCTGCTTGTTATCGCTTTTCAGGGCATGGCGGTTCAGTATTTCATAAATCATCTATGCTTCGCTATTTTAAAAACAGACCTATTATACATGACATTGCATCACATTGGAGAGAATATAAATTAACATCAAACATTGCATGTGATTTTTTATTATCCCTTATAGTTCACTTAAATCAGGGAACAGTAGGATATCTTCCTGGTGCAAATGATGGAACGCGAAATGAGCGTGATTTTTCAATTCTATTTCAGCATCAATATAAACGATATTATGGCGTAGCCATGCCGCATGAGTTATCTCACTTAGTAACAGAATAATCATACTTAAAATACTCTTTATATCATAATATATATAATATGAAGATTGCAGTATGTATTTCGGGTCAACCTCGGTCAGCAGAAGAAGCTTATCCATTGATTTATAAAAATATTATTCTACCCAATCAAGCAGATGTATTTATCCATATGAATTATAGTAAAAACGATTCTTATATTGAACGTAGCCATGCAGATAATCCATATAAATCCTCTCAATTTCCACCAAATATTGATGAAAAAGTACTACAATTATATCAACCTGTATCCTACTTGATAGAGGAGCCAAAACCCTTTTCTAAACCCGGTTTTCGCTTTCCGCCAAGTCGAATTGCACGAAGTATGAGCATGAATGCACATAAAGGATGGACAGAAGAGGAGCATTGTAAACATATAGTAAAACAAATAACATCGATGTATTATTCAATATTTAAATGCAATGAATTGAAAGAAACATATGCATTAACAAATAATATCACATATGATTATGTGATACGAATTCGTTTTGATATCAAACCGAATCTACCTCTTTGTTGTATAAACTATGACCCATCTTTTATTTACTATCAGGAAATGAGTCAACCTGATAAATTAATTTCGGATTGGATTAATTTTGGAAGTAATACAGTAATGAATGTATATTCTAGTATGTATTTTATGGTCGATTATTTGAATACATTTAAATATTATAATAAAACTGACCGCTTAGAAAATGCATATGAGCCATCCGATACGATACCTGGTTGTTGTGAATATTTTATTAGAGATTTGATGACATTGTGTAACATACCAAAACGCGCGTTTTCAATTCATTGCGAATTATGGTAATTTGTATATGAATTAATAGTAGTTTCCCATATAGCGGTAATTCCGTCTTTTAATGAAATGACAGGTTCCCATTCAAATACATCTTTTATCTTTTGATTATTACCTTCTGATGTTTTATATACTTCTTTTTCAATTCTATTCCTATCTAATTTGTGTCCTATAAATAATGATGGAAATGCATCCCATATAGTTGATGCAGGAGAATATATAGGTGTAATATCCTCTGTATGAGATACTTCTTGAAATATTTTGTATATATCATCAATTGTATAAGAACATGATGATGTTGCATTAAATATATCAGCTCGAAAAGTCGTAGTAGAATGCATCATTGAATAAAGAAGACGTATTAAATCTGTAATGTAAATATAATCTCTTTTTGATTGGGATTGATTAAAAATAATGGGAGAACGTTTATAAAAAAGTTCTCTTGCTAGGTAGGATGTAAATGGTGGTGTTATACGAATTGAGTCCTGATGAGGACCATATACATTAAAAAAACGTACAATAATAATATCCATTCCATAACAATCTGCGAATCCTTTGCATAATTTCTCGCCTGCCTGTTTTGTTAATGAATAAACCAGATTTGGTTCAATACAATCTGATTCATGATAAGGTAGTACAATCGTATTTTCATAAACTGCGCTTGTACTTGCAAATATCACACGCCTTGCTTTTCCCTTACGAGCTGCTTCCAGTACTCTTGCTGTACCACTAACATTTACATCATATGCTAACCCTGGTTGAGACTGGCATACTGCTAATGACGAGATTCCTGCTAAATGAATAACAATATCATCCTCTTGAATAATTCCTTCCATGCTATCTGTTCGAATATCTTTACATAAAAATGTACCAAAAGGATTTCCTTTATCAATTATATTATCCAAATATCCATATGATAAATTATCAAGCATAACAACATGTTTTCCTTGTTTAACAAGTGATAATCCCAACCGACTCCCAATAAATCCGGCCCCCCCTGTAATAATATATTTCATATAGAAATATGATATGATATCTTTATATCAGAATAATGTTGTAACCCATTTCCATACACGATGTTTGGTATCAAATGAAGAAATTGCATGAAATGTTCCCATCATGAGTGACAATGATACTGTTCTTATATCATCGAGTGATACCCCCTGTTTATAAAAATACGCCTCTGCATAATGACGCAACCTCTCTGCATAATTCGATGAAACAGATGTTCCATATAGTGCACAATCATAACCTAATAGTGATTGATATAATTTTCCATAATCATATAATTTATCCCCTCCTGTAGTATATAGAGTATCAACGCGCCCCTTCATATCTACCAGTTTGAGTTCTTGCTGATATGTAAGAAGCATATTGCTAAACCACATATCTCCATGTATATATGGGACAATTTGTACAGGTTTTGATAAATATTCTGTTAAGCGGCATAAGCATTCTTTTTGATAAAACTCGGCATTTGTAAATGGATAATCATTTGAATTAAATCTATCTTTTAGTTTATTAATATAGTTAGAAAATATATGCTTAGGAGTTGGTATTGGTTCTTTGGATGGAGTGTGATGAAGAATATTCATGAATTCAAATACCATATCCAAATGATGTTCTGTTAACAGTTCAGATTGATAAAGCGTAGAAAATGGAATATTTTTAATATATTCTAGATGAAGTTCTATTTTAATTTTATCTCTATTGTTATTTATTAATCTTGGAAAATAAGAAATAAGTGTAGGAGGAAGGCGTGTATAGTAATACAATTCTCCCTCTATTATATGTATAGGGCCAGCTTTGATAATTATTCCATCTTTTATTCTAATCTGATTGTATCGATTGGTTGGCAATGCATTCGCTGGTTGTTCAATAGGATGATGCAAATATCCCATACATTGTATATCATTTCGATAAGGATTTACTGCACGGTCATCTATATACATGTCCGCAATAGGCTTTCCAAATAAGAGTTCATCATATGGAATATTAAATTCATCTAACGTATCCATCGTAATTCTTCCAATATCTCTAATTACTGCCCCAACATTATGACGGTGTGTGACCATTCGACGCGCAGTATGAATGATAATTGTATGACCCTCTTCTTTCATCTTTCTCAATAATTCAATCATATTAGTAATAGGTCGAACCGTTCGATAATCTCCAGGAATAATTGGGTAGGTTACAAGTGTATTGTCTAAATCAAAACAAATTCGCATCGAGGGTTTAGAAATCTTATCCCAAGACGAATCTAATTCAGATAAAGAACCAATATGAATAATTTCAGAACTAAAATGAATGCCTTTTACTTTTACCTTATCTTGTATCATTTTATCAAATAAAAGTGATAAATACAATTCTTTTTCATAATGATGAATAAATGGTTCAGCATATAGCTTAAATTGTTCCAAAGATGCAAATCCATACACGCCGCAACAAAAATAATCTGATATTCTCTTTTTTTCTTTTATTTCAATAACAGAATCATTATTAATAGAAATAAAACTATATGCAGATGAACCAGTCATGTCAGTAGAATATCCCAGAAAAGCAGAATCATGATGAGTAAAAACATCATCTGGAAAATGATAGAGAACATCGTTATCTAAAAAGACAATAGGTTCATCCTTCCAGTCTAGCCCTTTGATAGCAATCCATGCAGATTCAATAGGACCTCTTGTAAAATAAGGCAATCGATGGAAATTGCATTTTTTCATTTTAAATTGATTTGTCAGTATTTCTTCAATATGATAATCATATAAATGAGGAGCAATAATGAAATGAAGCTCGTCTATAAAATCAGGAAGATACTGAAGACAGTATGAAATAGAAGGCTTGCCGTGAATCATATTGAGAGGTTTAGGAAATGAATAATCGTTCATTCGTGTACCATTTCCGCCACATAATATAATTACTTTCATATTATGTTGTTACAAGATTGCCCCTTTATATTCAGTGGAATATTATTCTTTACGATGATATAAAGTACTAATATTACTAAAACACAGAATGATTCGACAATGGAATACATCGAATGGTATTTTTCGTACCTTAGAATCAGATTCTGCATTTCATTCAGAATTTTCGAATGGTTGTGCATGGGATGCGACACTCATTGATTCGATATGTTCTTATCTTCCTAATAGAGGAACCATTTTGGATGTAGGTGGACACATTGGCACACATGCTATACCCTATTCAAAACGTAATCCTAATGCAACAGTCTACACATTTGAGCCACAACAATATATCAGAACTATATTAGAGCAAAATAAAGTACTTAATTCTACAGAGAATCTAACCGTTCTTCCATTTGGGGCAGGACACTGTGAAAGAAAGGTTCGATTAGCAAATGACTTTAGATCAGACGGATATTCTATAGAACAAAAAGTAGACTATCATACACAACAACCATCGAACTATGGAGGACTTGGAATTACCAATGACCCTACTGGAGAAGAGATTCAATTAAGGACAATTGATTCATTTCAATTTGAGGATGTAACCTATATTAAAATCGATATCGAAGGCGCAGAAACGCTTGCAGTGTATGGCGCACGTAATACAATTGAAAGGTATCGACCAATCCTTTTGATTGAGCAATCGGATAAAAATATCACATCACTCTATGTATCAGACTGTGAGGAGCTTTCTACATTTTCAGTGACTGATTATCTAGTGTCGCTTGGATATTATCGAAAGGATATGGGTCAATCTAATTATTTGTATTCAATGAATATGATGGATGTCTAAAAAACGTTGTAGCTCCGTGCGATAAAATGAATCATTTTGCATTGAATCTGAATAAGAGAAAATAGAATAGGAACTATCAGGGTACATATGTGTTGCATGACCATATACACTATCTTCTAATCCTGTTATATTCTTATCAATTGACTCTAATGCGAATGATGGATTAAAATCAATATCTAGTGTATCAAGTATCTGTGTAACACAGTGATGAAATATAGTTGTAGTAGGATGGTCTTGTGTTAAAAATAATCTAGTTTTATCAATATTTTTTATAATATAATCATGAACCTTAATATCAGTATTGTGTTCTTTTTGTTTTGTAATTGTCATATTATAATTAAATCTATCTTGCATCTTAAAATCTAGTAAATGATTATCATATAAATATAAAAATTGGTCTTGTGTTAGTATATGCTGCGATGTATAATATGATAATAGTTCTCTTCCATAATACTCATCTTTATTCTTATGTTTTTTAAAAATAGGCCATATACTATTATTATGTATTCGTGGAAATGACAGCGCAATAGAATCTGGCTTACACATCGACATCATATTATTAGGATTTTCTGGATTCGTACTAAAACAACCATATACGTCTGATAATGGCTGATATATGATAACATCCGCATTGGATAAATCCCTAATTGGCGGAGATTCATTATTTTCTATCATTTGCCAATTTGCATATTGGGTGACATGATACTTTTCAGTAAAATTAGTATATGATAATACAGAACGTAAACCAGAACATTGACAGTTTCCAATCAACACAACGTGTTTCATTTATGATATACGAGTATATAAAGCGTATAGATAAATACGCATAGTATGAACGATTCTGAAAGGAACATATTTCGCTCATTCCGTCAAGTGATTATATGGGGTTTTCCACTTCATTCTCATACACATTCTTACATTCATGGTGCATGGGTCAAAACATTTCAACACATAGGAATTCCTGTTCATTGGTTTCATGATGGGTCTTTTCCACAACCATTCGATTATACCAATACTTGTTTTATAACAGAAGGATGGGCAGATGATAATATTCCCATTGAATCATCATCTACCTATTTTGTTCATATTGCAAAAGACCCCTCTAAATATCTAGACAAGGGGGCGCGATTGATTGAAATTCGATATCACGTAATTGAAATTAATGATTCAAATTACTACTATGTACGTCCTACGAATGCTATGTATATTAGTAAGGATACGCTATATGAAGTTGTTCCAGATGACCGAGCCGTAGCATCCAAACGTAATCGTCCCATTTCTGTAAAACCATATGAAGTGATATACATGCATTGGGCAACAGACCTTCTTCCTCATGAATTCAATATGAACGATGCATCTATCGACCACCAGCGTGTTATTCACTATATTGGAACAGTAGGCCAACATCATCCATTTCATGAATATCGATTTCATGCAGAACAGGCTGGATTACATGTTATTCATCATAATCCATGGAGCCATCCGATTTCATATGATGATAATATACGTTTAATGAAAGAATCGTATTGTTGTCCCGATTTTAGAAGCTATGGGGAACCAGACAAGGCAGCTCAATATGGTAGAATGAATGGGACAAATCATATGGAAATAGGGTATATTCCGTGCCGTGTTCTAAAAGCGATTAGTTATGGTCATACAGGAATAACAAATTCGATACATGTAAAGCATCTCTTAGGCGACCATGTGGAATACGTAGCCAATCCTGCCGATATTATACCAATTGTAGAAATCCGTAAACCAGACATAGAGTGGAGACAAAGAGCAATGAAACATGTAGCAGAGAATCATACATTTTTGCAACGTGTACGTGATTTAGCCAGAGTTATTTCTCTTAAAAAAACACAGATGACATGTGTAACTGCATTTTATGATATTGGTCGTGAAAAAATAGATGGTCGTTCTATCTCTCAATATCGAGCATGGTTAGAAAAAACACTACAAATCATAGTTGACCCAATTGTATTATTCTTAGATCCAACATTGGGATGGAAAGAGGAACTATTAAGGATACGAACGTCAATTGGCCCTATTAGCATTCATGAGGTTCCTCTTCAAGAAACAAAAATGTGGAAGGATAGACATGTGATTCAATCCATTATGAATTGTCCTGAATTCAAGAATAAACAACAGCATCCTAATGATATTACGAATCTTTTACCAGAATATTGCATAATTCAATATAATAAGTTTGACTTTTTGGAACGTACTATATCTGCTAATCCATTTTCATCATCGTCGTTTTGTTGGATGGATGCAGGTATATCGCGTTTTATGAAACCATCACAACAAATTCAAGCAAAACCAGTTGTAACAGAGCATTTTTCTATTCAAACAAACTATAACACTATTCCATCATTAGATGCTGATTCATATATCGGGTCAAATCAGTGTATTCTAAAAGGAACATTATGGGTAATGAATTCTTTATCCTTTTATAAAGTATACGAATCTGTTATGGACATATGGACAAATAAAATGATAAATCAAAGGCGATTAGACAATGAACAAATTGCACTAGCCTTAGCCTACCAAGAAAATCCAACTGTTTTTAAACTATGCACTGGAATGGAACAAATTCAGGATATTCTGAAGGCTTATTTCGAAATTAAAGACACGATACATCAATAATAAAGATGCAGCATAATATTGTCTCTGTAAACATCAAAGGCGGCCTTGGCAATCAGTTGTTCCAAATTGCAGCAGCCTATGCCTATGCTCGACAGCATAACGGAGTGCTCCAAATCATTGCGAAAAGGGAAAATGGCTCGCGTCCTCTTTATTGGGATACACTTCTTCAGCGAATCCAACCCTATCTAGTCGAGTATGTACCCTCTACTCTTCGTGTATGGCAAGAGGAATATCCTACGATGTATAAGGAAATTGAGCCGCTAGGACCTCAGGGTATCTATTTACAGGAATACCTACAGACATCAAAATACTATCCCACAGATGAAATCAAGACCGAAATCAAGCAACTATTTCGACCCTCTAAGCATCTTCTTGCAACGATTCAAGAAAAATACAGTCAGCTCTTGAAAAAGAAAGAGAGAGTCGTTGTCATGCATGCACGTAGAACAGATTATGTTACGCATAAAGAAATCCATGGGCCGCTTGATGCAAGTTATTATCAAGAAGCGGTTAAACGTATTCTTCAACGTATCCCTGAACCTATTTTTTTGCTATGTGGAGATGACTCTTCATACTGGAATGAAATTCGCGACGCCATTCCAGAAGTATTTCAACACGAACATCAGATTCTCGATAGAGAAACGGATATTCATACCTTTGCTCTATTACAACAATTCCATCATTTTATTATGTCTAATTCTACCTTCATTTGGTGGTGTGTATGGCTCGCTTCTACCAATCACGTATTCGTTCCATCTAAATGGTTTGGACCATCTGGTCCGCAAATCTATGAGGATATTTATGAGCAGGAATGGGAGAAAATATAAGGACAGATAATTGCGTATTCTGTTCAGCGTATAAAGATGATAAAACGATGTTATCCTATAGAATGAAAATCATTAAATTCTTCTCCAGCTTTTGTGATAGTCAAAATGTCATGAATGTGTATTTACGTATTGATGAACTGGCGAATAGCGAGCGATATGGTCGAGACTATGTATTTACAACCGGCGATGATTATACTCATGCTATTATTGTCAATACCGCAATGCCTTCATTATCTATTCCAAAAGAACGCATTATCGGTATATCTGCCGAACCGCCTCATTTTCTAGGAGTATCACAAGAATTTATCCACTATGTACAGAATCATCTTTCAAAATATTATATTGGAGATGCATCTGGACTTCCTTCTGCATTTATTGAAAAATACAGCTACTTGCCATGGCATTATTCTATTCCTACATCTCTTTTACCAAAAACCAAATTCATGTCCATTATGGTATCGTTTAAAAATGATGCACCAGGACATCGGTATCGACATGAGATGGTGCGTCATATTCTGAGAAGCCATCTCCCCATTGATATTTATGGAAATGGGTGTAACGAATATGTATCAACAGGGGATGCGCGCGTGAAAGGCTCATTTTCACATTTAGAACCATATGAGGAATATCAATTTCATATTTGCATTGAGAATTTTAGTTTACCAGATTATTTTAGTGAGAAGATTACCAATGCGTTGATTTGTAATACCATCCCAATTTACTATGGATGCAAACGTATTGATACATACTTTCCAGATTCTGTTATTTCATTAACAGGAAATATTACTGAAGATATGAATACACTAGAATCAATTGTGACATGTCCAGCACACTATCAAAAACATATTGATGCGGCGTATATCAAAAAAACGATTAGTATTGAAAATATTGTGGATCATTTCGAA